ATGACCGGCAATAATATTGTTCTTTTCCGTGAACGCCTGACTGCACTGGTGCGTTCATTACAGATTGCGCCTGACGTTGCCGAAAATCAGGTACTGGACCGGATGGCGCTCTGCTTTCGCAAGTTGCTGAATTTTTTCGCTGAAAACAATGAACTGACGCAGCAGGTGTTTTTGCTGCCACCTCTGGCGCAAGAGACACAGCGTTTGCTGATCAACCTGATGGCAGAAAACCTCGTGCAAAATCAGCAAAGCAAACTTTTCCGCAAAGAAATTTCTGCCGTCATGCTCGCGCAATGTTTTACCGGCATGCTGGTACAATTCGCGCAAGATCCCGCAGATCCGGCATTACGTCATCAGCAAAGTCTGGCCTGTGCAAAACTGTTCTGCGAAGGCGTTTGGCTGCGGGAGTTATAGTTCAAAACTTCATAAAGAAAGCAAAAATGGTTGGTTCAGTTTGTCGTTCATAAAAGGTTTACTACGTTCATTCCCGCGGCAGGCATCGTTTGCCACGATTTTGAAACCAGCGTTAAAGAAAGCTTTGATTTTAAAGCTGCGATTAACCGGAGGCCTGTATGTCAATCACTGTACACACTGCTGAGCGCCGTTCGCTATGGCAACGTATCACGCACCGCAAGGTCAGTTATCCACCAGCGGAGAGGGCGCAGGATACATCCCGTCTGCTGGAAAGCTTTCTCGCCACAGGCTGTCTTTACGGTATTGATGTGGGGAACAGTGATCCGGCCTGGTTTCGCCGCTCCTGATCGTTATATCCGTTTATTGCGGTTCAGTTACTGGAACGAGCTGTGCCATGAGAGAAGCCTTCTCCTGAAATTATGTGCTGTACCCTGAATAGCCGGTGTTTCCGCTGCGGATAACGCAACCGTGACATCTGTTATGCAGGTTGTTGTGGAAAGTCTCTCTGACCTCGTCGTAGAAATTTTAGTTCTCTCTCATTTGTTGAGCCCATAACTTTCGCCGGTTATGGGTTTTTTTATGCAAAAAAAAGCCCCGCAGTCAGGCGGGGCGACATACTAACGCCGTTAACAGGGGTAAAACGGCGACTAAAAAAAATATAAGTAAAACCAAGGAAGGGTAAATAGGATTGCAGTGATGATTCCACAACCCGGAAATAAAGTACCACAGAAAAATATATAATTATAAATACATATTTTATATGAAATTAACTATAACATTCATTCGAAATATTGATAATACCGACAGAAATAATTAGTAATAAATAATAAAATTAAAACCGATAATTTATCTACAGAACCACGGAACTCTGTAGGTAATATTAATACGAGTCTGACTCATTGAAAATACATATATAATAAATTCAAATATCCAATTAAATGATAAAGGAATACATCATGAAATTAAAAGCATTGGCACTTATTATCCCGGCATTACTGGTTGCAGGCGCAGCTCATTCCGCAGAAATATATAATAAAGACGGCAATAAACTGGACCTGTATGGCAAAGTTGATGCACGTCACCAATTTTCAGATGATGCAGGTCAGGACGGCGACGTAACGTATGTTCGTGTAGGCTTTAAAGGTGAAACCCAAATTACCGATCAACTGACCGGTTACGGCCAGTGGGAATACAACGTCCAGGCTAATAATTCTGAAAGTACAGGTACATCAGGCAACGCCACCCGTCTGGGCTTTGCAGGTCTGAAATTCGCTGACTTCGGTTCATTCGATTACGGCCGTAACTACGGCGTTGTGTATGACATTGAAGCCTGGACCGATATGCTGCCAGTGTTCGGCGGCGATACCTACACCTCTTCTGATAACTTTATGGTTGGTCGTACTAATGGCGTTGCGACTTACCGTAATACAGACTTCTTTGGTGAAGTAAAAGGCTGGAACTTTGCACTGCAATATCAGGGTGCGAATGATGGCGATAACAACAGCGAAGACATTAACTATACACCAGCAGGTGAAGGCACGAATAATGGCCGCGACGTTCGTCATCAGAATGGTGATGGCTATGCTCTTTCTACCACTTATGACTTCGGTATGGGTATCAACTGCTAACTAACTATTATTTAAGAGTAAATGTTCATCCCTGCAAAACTCCTGCAAAATTCTTCTGCAAAACGGCATCTTAATTAAACAACAACTTCCTTCCAGTCTTTCCCCCGGTCGTCGTTATACTTCTCCGTCATTTGACTATTTTTATGTCCAAGTAAAACTTGCGTGTTTATTCCTTGCTCTCTGAACAAGCGTTCCGACAATGACCTCTGTTCATGGAATGTTGGAGGATTCTCTCCCTCCCACAGCAGACCACTTTTATCTCGGGCTTCAGCAAATCCTTTTGAGAGTGTGCTTTTAGTTATCTGCCCACCACGGGTACAGTTTCTTCGTGAACGGTGATGATGCAAGATCCACTGACTCAAAACAGAATCTCGGCATTCAGCTATGACATCCTGAAGAGACAGTCCCAACGCCTCACATTTCAAAGAAAGGGGTATAGCTACTTTAGCCCCGGTTTTTTGCTGAACTACATGAAGTTTGTCATCCCAGATATCAGTAAATTTCAACTTTGATATATCTCCTATCCGTTGGCCTGTAATTAAGGCCAATAGCATTGCCCTGGGAATATGCACCGGTAACGTTAATGCAGCCGAATAAATGGCTTTCCATTCATCAAATGAAAGTCTCTGTCGTGAAACTTTTGCCCGAGGTTGTTTTGTTGCCTTCGCAGGGTTATAACCAGCCGGAACTTCACCTGCATGCTGAGCTTCTTTGAATACATCACTTAGATTCGAACGCACCATCTGCGCCATCCTTCCCTGACCTTTTTCAATGTAAATATCGAGGATCCCAGCAATATCTCTGGCACCGACTTCCGACAATGGTTTTATCCCGCAATGAGAAATTAATGCTCGTAAAGAAGGTTCCCGCAATTTCGCTGTATCGGGTTTTATTTCACCAGCTTTAACCCTTTCTAGCTGAATCGCTCTGTATTTATCAACCCATGCATTGGTAGTGATGCCTTTATTCACTTCACGGCTAATTTCATTTCTTACTCTCAGGAGATTTGCCATTTTCCTCTGATTGAGTTGCATATTCGCATCTATTGCGATTGCTTTTGCCTCCTCTTCGTTGTCCCCCAAACCGTGGAACTTACCTGTAGCTGGATGCTTGTAACGCCAGTAAACCTTATTGGTTCTGGCGTCCAAGTAGCACGACAGCCCGGGAATATTCACGTTATATTTACGTGGACGTGCCATCTTCGAGAATCCTCATTAAACGTGGATCTATATCCTTGTTGATCACAGGCTTCTCAGCTATCCCAATGAAACGCGCTGATGCTTCAACACGCCAGCACCGCCCGGCTTTAAAGGGCAGGGGGTATATCATTCCATTTTTCGCATACCTCATCAGCGTTGGTCTGCTAGGTATTGGCGCGGAAAACTCTTCGAGAGCCCATTCATCAAGCGTTAATGTTCTCGTCATATATCACTCCACACGTTTAATTATAGCCAGCTGCACACCGGTTTACTGACTGACCCGAAATCGGCCGTAATATTTTCCAGCTCGCCACCAGAGCATTTTCATACCTGGCGGCACTGCTGGCGAAAACTCAACCGGAACAAACCACAGATTCAGCATTCTTTTCACGCAAAACCGCCTGACGAAATGTGAACGGGTTGTCTCAGCCATGGCTTCTTTCCCTCTGTTCGATTACTTCCAAACCCAACTTTAAGGCCAGCGCATGTTCAGCTCTGGCGCCTGCGCTGAACTGCCAACCGGTAAGCAGGTAAATCGCTTCGGCGCGTTGCAGCATCGTCAGGCCGATAGCCATGTAATCAGCTTTTGTTAGGCCATCAGGCATGATTGCCGGATTCAGTGGCACATGCTTTTCAAATGACAGGTTTATAGCTGCCCGTTTGAAAGCAGGGCGGTTGAAATGTGGCAGGCCTGTCATTGGCCCGGCGATATAAACTTTCATTTCAGCCCACCCTCGTAGCCGTGCGCAGTACCTGATAAATCTGGTGTGCGATAGTGCGTTCATTACCCACAGGGCAGGCTTTGAAATATTCATAAGCGGCGGTGATCGCCACCTGGTGCTTTTCCAAAAAGTCGGTTTTAAGGCGCGCAATTTCGGCTTGTTCTTCAGTATTGCGGCGGAACCAAACGCTATAAGGGCCGTCCTCGGTATCGTGAATTGAGGCAAGGAACCAGCCTTCACCGATTGGCGGAGTAGGGTTCCACGCAGAAACATCAGCTTCGCCTGCTTCATAGGCGGCCTGAATATCGTCAGCTGCTGGATCGGCATCAAGTGACAGGGTATAAACCTCGACACCCTGAGCTTTTGCCCACGCTTCAAATTCGCCTGGCGCTGGGTATTCGTTACCGTTGGCCGGTTCGAAGAAATCAGGGTGAGTCCAATATCCCAAGTTATCGGCATTGCGTTCTGGTGTGACCGGTTGAATAAGTTTCATGGCTGCATTCCTAAATAAGTGATTTCCAGATTTCGGCGTGAGCGAATCCCTTGCCAGCATTGGCAATTAAATTTCAGTAATAACGATTCACTAAATGCCCCAGTGGACCAGGGCATTTAAGGCCGCGCTATCAGGCTTTGAACTCTCCGATGAATGTTTCTACTTCAACGTCGGTGAAATTGGTTTCGAGCAGCTCGCGGAACTCGGTCGCCATCAGTTCTTCAGCCGTTTCCAACTGCACGATGCGCAGAACCAGCACCGGAGCATTGCCGCCGGTCAGTACGCTGTAGCGCAGGCGGAATCGGCGTTCTCCCAGCCCTTCATATGGCACGCACTTAAATTCGAATGCCGCAGGCATGACTTCTTTGCTTTTTGCCTCAACGCTTTCCATCACTGAGCGCTTGGCGCCGAAATCACTATCTTCATGGTCCGCAGAACTGGATGCTTCGATGGTAATTTTACGGACGCCGCCGATCGCTTTCTTGATGTCCAGCACTTCTCCGTCAGCGGTGAAAGCCATCAGGAATTCAGACCAGTCTTCGAGCCACTCGGCCAGATCCTTCTGTGAGTTTTTATCGCCATTGATGTTCAGCAAAGCCTGGAATGGCGCAGTGCGTTTCAGTTTCAAAACTGCGATGTTATCTGCGTGACCTGGTGCAGTCAGAGTGCCAAGGTTAAACACAGTCACCGCTGCCATGTTGTCAGCATTAATGAAGCTGCGGACGCCTTCGCCTGCGTAATCTTTGCAGTAGCGGGAGAAATCCTGAATGCTGGCGGTTTCCATTTTCCCGCGGAAGCGGAACCGGCCATCTTGCAGGTTTTCAAGCGAATGAATACGGACAGATTCAGGCAAAGCAACAGCAGGGCAGTCTGCTGAAGACAGGCGTTCTTCCAGCAGATTAGAAAGGGACATATCCCGGACTTCTTTGATTGCTGATGCGTCTAAAACTTGAGACATAACAATCTCCTTTTATCGGATGGTTAAACGATGCTTATCGCGCGTCACGGAGTTTGCCGTCAGGATCTCCGGCGATGGTGAACAATTGGCCCTGATCTTCCTGCATGATGGTCAGCTTGCCGCCTTTGCCCACGTACATAGGGGTTTCGGTAGTGTCTTCTTCCGACGTTTTTCCGCGAGGCGTAGGTGCTGAGAACTTCAATTTGTGAGCCAGCATCACGCGTTTTTCTTCCATCGAATTACTGATTCGGGAAACATCAATCTCGATGGACACTTTGCCTTTACCACCGTTATTCAGAACACCCAGAGCGGCAGTATTCAGCGCGGCGGCGATTTTGTTTTCGAAAATACCGGCGTCCAATTCGGAGAGAAACTCCGGGACGTTGGTCATACGACTTTCAGCCATTTTCATGCCCTCATTATCGCGGCGCACACCGCGGGAAATTACTCACACACATAGACAAGGGCAGCCGGTAATGCACAGGGCGTGCTTGGTGGGGCCAGCGAACCCTTGTCTATGCCTGCGAAAAAATTGGCGGTGGTCATGATCAGAACATTATCTTCGCTCCCCCTGATGTTGGATGGTTGAAGAGTCATGCCACCGCCGAATACAGCTACACACAGCAATTATCGAGGTTCCACGTCGATCTGATTGGGCGGCGGGAGTCGAACCCGCAATCGGGTAGGGAACCCGACCATCACCTGATGCTGGCCACAACGGAGAGAGCGCTATCTGGACTGTAGGATGTTGAAAGCTTTGCCAGCTTGCTCACCGTCAGTGCTCTTTACGTTATGCACTCATTCAAGAATCTAAACGTCTGCTATACTTATCATTGGAATAAGAAAATTCTTAATAATCTGATTAAGATCATCACTTATCCATGAGTTAAAAATGCCCGATATAAAACTTATCTGCGAAAAATGTAATTCTGAGAGATTCAATGTCACTTCTGACGTCGTATTCTCTGAGACTATCTCCTCCATCGTATGTGCAGTGTGTAAGCATCCAGTTAACGTTCGTGAAGTTGTAACCTTCCGCGAAATTCCATATCTGACGCTAGTCCCTGACTTACAGAACAACTAATCCCTAAACATCGGCAAGAACACTTTTCAACTGTGGTCATGAGTGACTTCGGTTGATGAGCTCCTCAACCCCAGTGTTCTTGCCGTTGTATGCCTGGTCACTTCTCCACCTCAGGCGGCGGTGTTATCTTGGTAGTTCTCACACAGCCAAGAAGGAAATGAAGGTGGAAAACGCTTCGACTAATTTAGTCACTTTAGCCCGTAGGATTGAAGCTCTTGAGAACGCATTCACGGTAGCGCTTCATTCCGTTTCAACCGCCTTACCCACAGTAAAGAGCGACGTCATTGAAAATCTAAATCGTCATGCTCAAGCTTATAAAGGTAAGGATCCTGCCGTTGCCTCGGCAACCAAGTTGCTTATTAACCGAATTGAAGCTTTCAATCCGAAGATAAGAGATTAATTTTGGTAATCTCGCCGCCTTCCAAAAAGGCGGCCACTTGGTGTGCATGCTTTTGCAAGATTTCAGAAACAGTTTCTTCAATTAACTCTTCATTCGAAGATCCCGGACCAATAATTTCCGGTTCTTGCTTATCCATCCTGATACCTCATTAAGCTGCTGCGCTCTTGCCGTTGTACTGCCGATGAATTTAGTTTAACTTTTCAAACTAAAGTGTCAATACAAAAGTTCGTATTATTAAACAAAAAAGTTTAAGGTGAAAAAAAACCGGCCAGAGCCGGTATTTCGTGAAGTGGAATTGGTTACATCAAATTCATTTCAACGCGAACGCATACGCCAATGATTTCACAATCCTCATCAAAGGGTATCGGTTTGAAATTAGGGTTAAGTGGCATCAGGTACATGTTCGGACCATCAATCGCTAATTTTTTTACGGTCGCTTCGTTTGAACCACTAATGCGCGCAACAACTATGCGTCCATTTATTGCCTCAACATCAGGATCCACAATGACGATCGAGCCATTAGGTAGGGAAATACCTTGGCCGGGTGGGCTATCCATAGAATCGCCAGATACGCGCAGCGAAAATGAGTAAGGAGATACTTTCGCAGTGGTTTCAATCCACTCAGTCACGTCCTGCAAGTGCCCCTCAACGATTTCTTTCCAGGCTCCTGCCTGTACTGATGACAATAACGGCACACGGCGGCGCAGCTCTGGTCCAGGTGTTGCGTTTCCGATCGACTCTTCGATAAGTCCGCCTTCATATAACCAGCGTTCAGTTACGCCTAACACCTCAGCCAGTTTACTCAAATAGCGTGCAGACGGCTCAGTGCCGCCGTTTACCCACTGGCTAACGGTTCCTTTCGATGCGCCTGTAGCGCTCATTAAATTAGTGCTCCGCAACCTCAGTAGCTTCATACGTTGGTTAATGCGGTCGCTCATCGTTTCATTTTTCATGTTTAAAGAATTAAACAACATAAGGTTTAATTTCTTGACTATTTTTAGTTTGAAACATTAAACTTTGCATTGTTGATTCTTTATCTGGAGGTGAAATGTTTAAACAAGATTTAGTCGCACATTTCGGTACTGCGACTGCGGCAGCCAAAGCACTGGGGGTTTCAAAATCAACCGTCAGTCTTTGGAAGGATATTGTGCCGTGGCAGTACGCGTTATTGGCAGAAAAAGCCACAAACGGTGCTATCAAATACGACCCAACTCAATACGAAAAGACTACCACTGCTGGCATACAGCCATAACTACCAAAGGGAAAACAACATGGTAGATCTGAAATCAGTAGTTAAAACGATGTGCAAAGCCTATCCCGGCGGTCGGTCTGCTATGGCTGGCGCGTTGGGCATGACTGAAACGCAGTTCAACAACAATTTGTACGAAAAGAACGGCTGCCGGTTCTTCGAAATTGCCGAGCTGGAAGCGATGGAAGACATCAGCAGCACCAATCACCTGGCGGATTACTTCGCCCAGCGGCGCGGTGGCTTTTTCGTTGAAATCCCAAATCGCGATGAGCTGGACCACGTTGACCTGTTTATTAAGGGCGTAAAGGTAGCTGCAAAGAGCGGGAAGGTGGATCAGCAAATCAACACGTCTATTGCAGATGACGGCGTGATTGATCAGAAAGAGAAGGCCGAGATTATGGCACTGCATTTCAAGCATTTATCTGCGCGCGATGAGTATGTGAAGTCAGTGGTGGCTTTGCATGAAAGGGTTGACGCCTCAGGAGTGCAGTCCCGAGGCGTCGGCGCATTAAAAACGTGTGTGGAGTAATTAACGCATGAACAGTTTACTCATAAAAGCTGGCGTCCCGCAAATGCGCTGTAAAGCGACTGGCGGCAACAAACAAGCTTTGTCGTACGAAGTGATGGTATCGAGCCACTGGGTACCGTGCAACTACCAGATCGTCCGGTGGTGGGTAGGTTACGTCAGGGTGAGAAGCCGGAAGGTGACTGCATGTCTGAAGAAATCCAAACGCTGGACAGGCACTACAAAGATTGGCGGGGCGTTGTGGTACACGTCGTGGGCTACGACAGAGCCGGAGACCGGGTTATCTTCCTGCGCGAGCAGCAGGGCTACAAACCTGAATGTGCCAAGCCCGTTGAACTATTCAAGTCGCGGTTTGAGAGGGTAATTGATGAGCCTGTTATTACCATCGCGCCCGATAGTAGTGATTCCTGAGCTGGTTATGAAGCTCGGGCTGAATGAGGCCATGCTGTTGCAGCAGGTTCACTACTGGGCAACTGAAACAAACTCTGGCGTTGATCATGATGGTCGTCGCTGGATTTATAACACCATCGAGGAATGGCTTGAGCAATTCCCATGGATGTCCGCTTCAACCATCAAACGCGGCTTCGCGTCCCTGAAAAAGCAAGGTTGTTTGTTCATAGAGCAACTCTCTGATGATCCGAGAGATATGACGAATTTCTACGCAATTAACTATGACCATCAGGCTCTTTTAGATGAGGTCAAATTGACCCCATGCAAGAGGTCAAAAAGAACCAATGCAAAAGGTCAAAATGAACCGTTGCATCGTTCCAAAAAGACACCTTGCAAGAGTCCAAAAAGAGCCGCTCTTCATACAGAGAGTACTTCAGAGAATACAACAGAGATTAACACCCTTAGTCCGGCCGCTCCGCAGCCAGACGACAGCACTGACCAAAATTTCTTGGTCCTTCATCCGGAAGCCGTGGTGTTCGATGCCAAAAAACGCAAGTGGGGCAGCGCTGATGACCTGACCGCTGCCGAATGGATTTGGGGAAAAATCATCCGAATGTACGAACAGGCTGCTGAATGCGACGGCGAGATTGCTCGACCGAAAGAACCGGACATGACGCTTTGGGCAAATGAAGTCCGCCTGATGTGTACTGCCGACGGGCGCACCCATAAACAAATCTGCGAACTGTTTGGCCGCGCTAACCGCGACACTTTCTGGTGCAAGAACATCCTGAGCCCGTCGAAACTCCGTGAGAAGTGGGATTACCTGACACTTAAACTTAGCGCTACCGTCCCAACTGACACCTCTGCTGGCGGGCACTGGAACAGCGCCGAAGCATGGGAGAACACCCTGTGAACAAAATGATGATGGCAATTCAAAATCGGGATGCCGGTGTACTTGCGCAGTTGATGCCCAAAGATAAACCTCAGCGCGTCGTGAACCCTGATGCCGAGAAGATGGTCGATACGTTGTTCGCCAACCTGATGCTGATTTTCCCTGCTGCCCGCCAGACCGCACTCAACAGTTCGGTGGACATCGCAGCTGCGAAACGGCAATGGATCCTGGCATTTGCGGAAAACGGCGTGACTTCGCTGGAGCAGGTGAAAGCCGGTATGCGCATCGCCCGCCAGCAGGAAACGGACTTCTGGCCGAGTTGCGGCAAGTTCATTGGATGGTGCAAGTCCGGAGCCGCAGAGAGCGCTGGCCTGCCGTCAGTGGATGATGTGATGGATGAATTTAACCGCTATAGCGCAAGGCGCGGTGACTATAACTCACCAGCGGACTACCCTTGGCCAGCGCCGATCATGTACTGGATTGTGACCGACGTTCGCCGAATCATGCTGCAGAACAACTATACGGAAGGTGAAGTGAGAAAATCGGTACAACATCAACTGAATACATGGGCGAAACGCTTAGCTAAAGGCGAAAAAATACCGGCCCCCGTAACTCAGTTGGCAGCGCCAAGTAAACCATTGGGACAGACTCCAGCACAGCTGATGTATGCCGAGTATCAACGTAAGAAGCGGGAGGGGTGGTTATGAGATCTTATTCCCTGGCGCTTTCTCAACAAAAAGAGAAAGAAACGCACTTCTTAAAGGATGTTGGGGATCAGTGGCGGACGCCTGATGCTCTTTTCTGGGGAATCAATGCCATGTTCGGCCCCATTGTTCTCGATCTGTTCACTGATGGCGAGAATACTAAGTGTCCGCATTTTTACACTGTCGAAGACAATGCCTTGAGTAAGGACTGGTCTGCTCATCTGAAAGAGCTTAACGGTGCAGCCTTTGGCAATCCGCCGTATTCCCGCGCAAGGCGACGTGAAGGGCAACAGATCACTGGTATGAGTCATATTCTCAATCATACTTTCAAGATGCGTGAAAAGGGTGGCCGATATGTATTTCTTATAAAAGCGGCTACGTCAGAGGTCTGGTGGCCAGAGAAAGCTGATCACATAGCCTTCATCCGTGGGCGTATAGGATTTGAACTGCCTGCGTGGTTTGTCCCTGCCAATGATAGACAGATACCTTCCGGGGCGTTTTTTGCTGGCGCCATAGCAGTGTTTGATAAGAAATGGCGAGGACCTGCCTTCAGCTATATCGACCGTGAAGAATTGCTAAGGCAAGGTGCGCTATTCCAAAACCACATTCATACCAAGCCCAACAAACTGCAGGCACCAGTCAAACAAATCATTCCAGTGCTGGAAACGGCCAACGGGGGATGGACAGAAGAGGTTGACCGGCTTTTTGATAAGTTATCAAGGGCATCTGAGCTTAATCCTCAGTTGCAGAACAAGTTGCGTCTATACATCAATCGCCTTAAAAACGACGGTTTCAAATCTACAGAGATTCTCAGTACAGCTCAAACACTGGCCCGTAAAATGGGAGCAACAGTATGAATGAACTTCAGAAAATCTGGCTCGATGCTTACCTTGGTTACTTGAAAGCCGCATCAGCAACTGGCGAGTATTGCCCGTCTGATTACGACAGCGCGCGAGAACATGCGGATGCTGTGCTGAACAGCCTGTTTAAGGCTGGGGAGAGGGCTGAATGAGAGCACTCTTAAAGCCATATCCACAGAGGGATTTGGGGATTGTGCTATTACGGCCGCCAGGTGACATGCTGCAGCATTTCAGCGGCAAACGGCTGCTAATAACCGATGAACCGGCGGATCTGCGCAGGGCGGCGGACGGTTTGGTACCGGAGGAGGCTCAGCCACTATCGCGAGATCCGCGCCTGTCTGGATTTCTGGCCTCAGAGCGAGTTATCAACCTTGTCGGCGGGTGGGGTGCGCTAACATTGTGGGTTAAGCGTAACCGAGGCTGCCAGTGCACTGATTTTGGCGGTCAATATCATCACCATGAACTGGTGCAGTCTCGCCGTGCGCGTGGTGTTGTGTCTCTTTGTTGGACCCATGACAACGAATATCACGGAAAAGAATCGGTAAAACTCGATGCCGCAGCGCTGTCGAATACCACTGAATTTGTGACTGAGGCTATCCGCGAGCTTTCTCGATTGTCAGCCGGACATCAATTGACCCTGCCAGAACTTTGCTGGTGGGCAACGAGTAAGGGGCTGGCGGCGCAACTGCCGGAGGAAATCATATGCGAAGCGCTTGGCATGAAATACCAACCTCCGGGCACGCAGTTGAAAGAATCCGACATCAACCCCAGCGAACAAGATCCTCGGGCAGTGATGGTGAGCAATATCAAACCGGTGCTGGCGCTGGCCGTTGATCCGGAAACTCCAGAATCTTTCATGCTTCGCCCGAAGCGCCGCCGGTATGAAAACACGAAATACACTCAATGGGTAAAGCGCCAGCCGTGCTGTGCCTGCGGTAAAGGGTCCGATGATCCGCACCACATCACCGGCAATGGATTTGGTGGAATGGCAACAAAAGCGCATGACATGTTCGTGATCCCGCTGTGCAGACGGTGTCACGACTCACTTCATGCGGATACCCAGGCTTGGGAATCAGAACACGGTACTCAGGAATTTCTGGTACTGAAGACATTAGACCGCGCGCTGGCAACTGGTGTTATCGCTACCGCCAAGCAAAAATAAGTGTGGAGAGAATAATGCGTGATATTCAGGATGTATTATCCCGTTGGGGTGTTTGGGCAAGGGATAACAGTGGTGTAGACTTTTCGCCAATAGCGGCTGGTTTCAAAGGTCTTTTACCTCCTTCAGGAGCGTCGGCGCTCTCCTGCTGTGATGATGACGGATTGACTGTTGACGGGTGTGTATTACAACTATGA